GCGCGGTGGTATTACTCTAACTTTGGCGAAATCCTTATTACTGGATCACGCGCTAACGGCGGCATGTATGAGCTAGACATAGCCACGCTAACGCTGTCTCTAGTGACCAATGCTCCTACCGACGTGCAGGACGCTATCGTCACAGACGAGCGCCAAGTATTGGCTATTGGCGGCGGAGACATACCACGTCGCCTACAGGCCAGTGACATCGAAGACCGCACAGACTGGACACCAGCCACGAATAACCAGTCTATTGATCGTGTTATCGCTGGTAACGGCAAGCTGTTGCGCATCATCAATGTGCTTAACTCTATCCTGATCCTCGGAGAAAATGACGCCAACGTAGCTCAGTATATCGGACCTCCTTACGTCTATCGGGTAGACATCGCTGGCGAGAACTGTGGTCCGCTAGACGCTGGCGCAATCGCTAAAACTGATCGCTTCGCTGTTTGGTGGGGCGACCGTAATTTCTGGCTATTTGATGGTACTGTACGGCCTGTTCCGTGCGACGTAATCGACTTCCTTTATGAAGATTTGGACTTCTTCCAGCGCGGCAAAATCTCCACGTTCACCAACACTGATTATTCGGAAATCTGGTGGCTGTATCAATCAACGTCCACCACGACAACTGAGGTAGATAGCTACGTCATGTGGGACTACCAGATGAACACTTGGCAGACGGGCAGGCTCAACCGCACCGCTGCTTTGGACAAAGGTATTCTGACTACTGTGCTGGCTATCAATCCTGATGGTGAGATATTCAACCATGAGCTATCAGACACATTCCCCTCAGAAGGGGAATGTTTCATTGAGAGCGGGCCGCTAGACATTGCTGACGGCGCTGTCAACATGGCTGTGCGATACATCTACCCAGACACGGCAGCTACTGGCGGCATTACGTTCACTCTTAAAGGGCGGCAGCTACCCAACGCACAAGAGTTTGATTATGGTCCGTATGCTTATCAGCAGCAGCAACCAATCCCCACACGCGCTATCGGGCGTCAACTACGGCTACGTGTGGACATGACAGACGCTATGGCAGAGTTAGGAGAAGTCCGCTTTGACATCGCTAACAGAGGGACAGGGGGCCGCTAATGGCGCAGAAGCTACCACCTAACCCTGACCAGTTCCCTAACATAGGGCAGTGGGCGCGGTCTATGTACACGTTCTTGTCTGGCGGCAACCGCTTTGAAGAGGTCAACAACCCGTTACCTGTGCTGCTGCCACACAGATCGCAGAACGTCATGGAGCGAGCGGCTACTGATGGGATCATGCTCTATGATCCAACATTAAAAACCCCTGTTTATTCAGTGGATGGAAGGTGGGAAGCAATGAACACGGACTATAACATACAGTTAGCGCTTGGTAACATTCCTAACGCCTACTCAGTCGAGAAGTTTGGCCGTAACCTTGATATTGACACGGGTACGGTGCCCGAAGATGTATGGAACGGTAGCCAGCTTTATACAGGCTTCCAAGTTGGCGCAGAGGCGGCAGCAGAAGTCGTCAGTTCTAGCGCAAGCGACACAGGCACGGTTTACATTACTGGCCTACGGACACCTACATCAACGGAATATGAAACGGCAAGCTACACGCTAACAGGCACGACGCCTGTTTCTGTTGGGTCATGGTGGCGGGCTAATAGTGGCTACTACGACAGCGGCAACGATACGACATTCAACATCGGCACAATCACAGTTCGTCAGGTGGCGACACCTGCAAACATCTACATCGCTATGCCTATCGGGCAGAGCCAAACCACTATCGCTTGCTGGACTGTTCCGTTTGGATCGACGGCAGTGCTTCGTAAGTTAGATGTGGAAGTAAGCCGAGCATCTGCCTCAGCGACCATTAAAGGCGCATTGTGGACAAGGCGGATTAACGAAAGCCCACGTTATCAGTTCCAATTTATACGAGGAAACGCTGTTGCTTCGCCACCGTTTGAGCCGAAATCTGGTGTGGTGTTCCCAGCGCAAACAGACATTTCTGTGCAGATCGTGGAAACTTCTGCCAATAACATCGAAGTGTTAGCGCGGTTCGGGTTGGCGGTCTATAAGGATGCATGATAATGACACTTGACAACCGTTATAAAGTGGTATATGGTGTTAGCACCTCTCCCACATTAATGTACGAGGTGTTCTGATGAACGCACATAATCCCCCCGTTGAGGGGAACACGTCTAACCTAGCAGGCGACGTAATTACCCTGATGCACGATCTACTTCGCTGGCAAGAACAGATCGAAGCCGCTATGGCCCACGTAGATAACCAGTACACATTCAATGACATTGTGGCTAGTATCATGCGCGGAGAGCGACACTTCTACAAATATGACCGATGCTGCGTTATCATGCAGTTCGAAGAGTATCCAGCCTATAGCATCTACCACTGCTTCGTTGCATGTGGCGAGATGCAGGCAATCAAGGACGCCGAGAAAGACATGAACGAGAGAGCCAAGGCGCTTGGGTGCAAGTACATGGCTATCTCTGGTCGGGTTGGTTGGCCAAGAGCACTGAAAAATGACGGTTGGAAGCATGTGCTTTCCATCATGTACAAGGAGACCTACTGATGGGTAGCGGAAAAGGTTCTACACAGACAACGGAAGTAAAACTACCAGAAGAGCTACAGCAAGGCGCTGTTGGCACTCTGGGTGCTGCTCTGCAAAGCGCATCGCTTCCATATGCCCCTAACCGAGGGGTAACTATCGCTGGGTTCTCTCCGCAGCAGGAAGCTGCCTTTCAGGGCGCTAACGCGGCATCTAGCGCCTTCGGTCTAGGCACTGGCGCTGGCGGCTACATGCCGCAGCAAGAGATAGGCGCTGGCGGGGTGAAGGGCTACAGCACAGGAGCTTTGTATGATCAGAACGTAGAACGCTCTATGTCAGAGGCAGACCAGCTACGCAGGTCTCGCTTGTTAGAGAACTACGGCACCATTGGCGACACTATCCTCAGCGGCAAGACGCTAGGCGGTGTCAATCTATGGGGTACTCAGGACGGGACAGGCGCTACGAGTGGCAGCGCTGGCAAGGCTGCTCCGCAAGGTGGCGGTGGCGGCGGTGGCAGCAGCAGCAGCGGCGGTGGCGGCAGCAGCGGAGGCTCCAACTACTCCAGTAAACCCAAGACTGCCAGCCAGAGCGGTGGCGGTTACACGTCCTTCGGAGACATGTTCGATGGTGGCGGCGCAGGCGCTAGTGGCGACACGTTCCAAGGCGGTGTGTCTGCGATCAGCAATAAAGTAACTACGCCTTGGAAAAGCAAGGACAAAGACGGAAGCAACAAGGTCAGTAGCGGCAGCTCGCTAAAGAAAAAGAAATCAGGAGGCAAGTAGATGGGCGGTAATTTAGCCTCAGCAGGCGCAGTGGCAGGCTCTATGGCTGCCAACAGACCACAGGCAACTAGCGCTGGAGGTGCAGGCAAAGGCGTGCCAAAGCAGCAAACCCCGCAACAGCCAGCAAGCCCACAGTCATACGACCCAGCCGCTGGCGGAACTTCCCCTCAACAGGGGAACATTTTCCAGCAGTCAGCAGGTGCCTACGCAGGTGGTCTTGGCAACTTATCTAGCACTATTGGTGCGGGTGCTACTCAGCGGTCTATGAACCAGTATCTGAACCCCTATCAGGGTCAGGTAGTCAACGACACTGTAGGACGGATGCGCGACCAGCAAAGCATGGACCTGAACATGGTGCAGGCTCAAGCAGCCCAGCAAGGCGCTTTCGGGGGTGCTCGTCATGGGCTTGTTGAAAGCCAAGTTATGGACAACAGCAACCGCAACATGCTGGAAGGCATCACGTCTATGAACCAGCAGGGCTTCAACACAGCAGCCCAGCTAGGCCAAGGACGTATCGGCCAAGAGATGCAAGCATCTCAGGGAATGATAAATGCTGCGCCAACAGGCTTCAACATGGGTCAAGCAGCAAATCAAGGACAGATGCAGGCAGGTATGCAGCAGCAGGGCCTCATGCAGAAGGTGCTTGATCAAGGTACGCACCAGTACGATACCTTCCAAAGCTATCCTCAGACAGCTTTGGCGACAGCGCTGGCTGGTGTGCAAGGTAACCCTATGGCGGGTGCTGGTACGACCACACAGAAATCAAATCCAGGATTGTTCGACTATCTTAGCTTAGGTGCTGGTATGGGCAGTTCCTATCTCGGAGGCAAGTAAATGGCTGAGAACAGGCTTCCTAACTACGACACCTTCAAGCAGCTATACGACTTCTACACCACAGAAGGCAGATTAAATCCTATGCAGGCAGCAGGTATGCTTGGCAACATATACGCCGAAAGTCGAGGCAACCCGAACGCCATAAACGCTGGCGACGGTGCTGACGGTACAGACAGCATTGGTATCTTGCAAGCTAATTCTACTCGCGCTAGTGCCTTACGCAACTTCGCCAGCCAACGCGAAGAAAATGCTAACGACTTTCTGACCCAAGCCCGCTACCACATGTACGAAGGCACAGTAGGCCCTGAGCGAAACAATTTCCAGCGCGCCATTCAAGGCGATAGCGCAGGACAAATCGGTACGCAGATCGCCTCCAAATTCATTCGCCCTGCCGCTCAACATATTCCGCAACGTGCTGGCTATAGCGAGATGATGTACGACATCTTTGCCAACGGCAACCCTGATGGCTATGAGGCTGGACTGTCCTTTTCCCCTCAGCAAGGGGAAGATTTATCCCGCCAAGCTGGTGGCAACCTCAGCTTTGGCGACGATATGCCAGCGATGGACGAGCGAACAGGCGAGGCCGTAGGCCGTCCTCAAGGCGCTAGCCTCATTGGTCAGCAAATGATCAGCGCAGCGCAAGAGCGCAGCGGCATCAGTGCCCTGACAGATGGGCCACAGCCTCCTATGGCTGGACCACTGGCAGCTATAGCAGAAGCGTTATCGGGAGGAGGTGATCTAAGTTCTTTGTTGGGTGACGCAGAAGATCGCGCAGTCAGCACAACTTCCCCTAAGTTAGGGGGAGATGGTAAAGACTATGGCGGTGAGCCTGAGTATGGTGGTGACGGCAACGAGCCTAATCCGCAGCCAGCTTATGGCGGCGAACTAGAGTACGGCGGCGACGGCAACGAGCCTAACCCAGACTACGACACGATGCTCAACGAGGCGTTCCCGTCAGCAGAAGGCGAGCTGTCTACTGTCGAAGAGTTTGCGTACACTATGGCACCGATTGCTGAGGCGTCAGCCTACAGCTTAGGCGTACCAGTAGACGACGCACCTGTTACGCCATCAGGCATCAGAGAGGCTATGACGGCACCAGAGCCAGCCGCTGACGATGATAGCGAAGAGGCTAACCGCAAGCGCCGTCGTCGCCTCTTGGCGGCTGATATGCTGCAAACCTTGTCAGTTGGGCTAGGTCAAATGAGCACTGGCTCTACCGTTGCTCTTGGCGACGTTATCGGGAGCCAACAAGACCGCCGCATGGAGCGAGCGCAGCTTGACCAAGAGCAACAAGCTGAGCAGGTAGCTAAGCAACAGATGCGCCGACAGCAAGGTGTCTTGGCCCAGCAATTCAGTGACATGGGCATGAGCGGTATGGCAGAGATTGCTATGTCGGGTGAAGAGGGCTTCGGTGAGGCGCTATCCACTATGGGCCAAATCAAAGGTCGCGAGCCATCGAAGCTAAGCACACTGGAGAGGCTGTCAAGAGAAGACCGCATCGCAGCCATGATGGCTGTAGGCGTCCCTGCCAGTACCGCTAGCGCTGTTGCCGACCATCCTGATCTAGCATACGACATGATGAAAGAGTATGCGATGCCAGACGACGGGGACGAAGAAGACGTAGCTAGAGCAGCGGAAGGTAGTGCGCTACTAGACGCCTCAATCCCGTTCATGGCCGACCCTATTGTGAGGGCAGCAGCTACTCGGCTAGGGGCTAACCCGCAGTCCACAGAAGCCATGACAGCGCTACAGAGCGCCATTAAGGACGCGGGCGGAGAGCTTCCTGAGCCACCTATGAGTGAGGGGCTTGTCCACGCCTTTGCTCGTGCTGCTGGCCGTAGAGCAGATGATCCGCTTGTTCAAGAGGCACTAGCTGGCGACCCTGCTGCGCAAGCGATGCTGCAAGAGGCTGCTGGTAAAGGTGCAGAGCGTCTGGCAGAAACTGCCGCTGATGAGAATGTAGACGCCGAAGCAGCCGCAGCGGATGCACAAGCACTTGTTGATGCTGGTAGTCTTTCCCCTGAGGAGGGGAAGTTGGTAGAGCGCTTAGGCCCAGAAGCTGGTATGGTGCAAGTACGCGCAAACAGAGCGGCTGCGCTAAACGCTGATGAGGGTGCCGCTGTCAACAGAACAGCAGTGGCAGTTGCTGAGACATTCATCGCAAACGCAACTACCACTGGTGCGCAACGCTCTGGCCTTCGGAGCCTATTCGCTAATGTCAAGACAGAGGCTGGTCTAGCTAATGCTATTCGAGTAGCTGAGGACCAGTACGGGCTAACAGAACAAGTCAAAACTGCGCTAGCGGCCAACGCAAGTCCCGTTATCCGCGCAGCTCTTATTGACTTAGCACGCGCGCAGTCTGGCGCTACCCCAGCTATACAAGCAGCAGCAGAAAGCAGGTTTGCTAATCTGGAAGAGCGCTCAAATACTCTAGCAGCTAACATAGATACAGCTAGCCCGCTGGTGTCTGCTATGGAAGACGTAGTAGCGAGAGTTACTGCACCAGACTATGACCGCTATAGCGGTGGTCCGTTTGACAGCACCCTAGCCTTTGGTCAGAACATTCTTGATCAAGTGATCGGGGACGGTGCCTCAGGTTTGCTTATGGCCCCCGACCAAGTATTCGGTTCCAGACAGATGGAGAGCCAGATCGGCCAATACTTTGCCCAGTTCCGAGCCACTGGTTCTGGTGCTTCGTCCGACATGGAAAGTAAAAACTTCATGCGGGCTATGCCTAATGTGGGCGACAACGCTCTCAAACAGGCTGGTCTAGCTCAGCGTATCATTCGCGCCCAAGAGATGGTAAATATTGAGCTTGCTGCCCGCAGAGAATTTGCCATTGAGCATATCGACGATCCGCAGATGCTTGGCGATCAAACAGCACTTGAGGCAGCTATTGACGAGGCGCTCGAAGGCTCTAACCGCGACACGTTCCCAGAGCTTAATCAAGGTACTGAGGGATACATGGGAATTTTGGCTGATGACATTCGTTCAGGCAACATTGAGCCTACTACTGTGATCAGGGTTGCTGGTCCAGACGGCGAACCTTACTACGGGTTTGCTGACGAGGTTCTAACCAAGCTATACGGAAAAGACCGCGCTGAGGCGCTTCTTGGAGGCACACGATGACCAGAGAAGAAATGATTGCCCTCATGGAGCAGGGCGCAGCCGAAACAGGTGGTGTAGCTGTTCGACCAGACAACTACGAGGCTTCCCCTCAGGAAGGGGAAGGTAGAGCAGACGGTGCTGGTCCTGTGCGCGGGTTCCTTGGTGATGTGGTTGAGCAGCTTGGCCCTTACGGCAAGCTGGACGACATGATCAGCGCACGACAGGGCAGGGAGGCAGGTGCGCAGCGCACGATAGAGAACACTATGACAGGTATCGACAAGGGCCTTAGCTTTGGTCTAGCTGGTACGCTGAACGCAGCAACAGACACACTAGCCGACAAGGTGAGGGGCGTTGACGGGCCGTCGTTCTCCGAGCGCCGCGCCCAATCAAATCAACTGGTCAACGAGAACTCAAACCTTGGCGGTGAGTTTTTTGGCGCACTAGCTGGTGGCCCACGTGCGGTTCTTAACGCCGCAGAAGAAGGCATTAAAAAGCTACCTGTGCTGGGACAGCTCTTGCAGTCACGCGGGGCAGGCGGTATGCTCACACGAACTGGCGCAGCAGCGACAGTAGGTAGCACCGAGGCAGCGCTATATACCCTTGCTGAGGGCGGTACGTTGGATGAGGCTGGAACATCTGCGCTTTACGGCGCTGCGTTTGGTGGTATCTTACAGCCTACGGCGGAGGGTATCGGAGCATTTGCTAAGCTGATCAAGCCAGCCTTCGGGCTAGGCGCTGATGTAAAGACTGGCGAAGATTTGGTAGAGCTATTCGGCGCTGCTTACGGAGAAGACTTTGTTACCAAACTGTTTGGACAAAATGCGTTTGACGCGGACGCTATTGCTGCCCGTATGCAAGAGCTAGGCAGAGAAGACGCCACGTTGCTTGAGGTGTTCCCAGATGCCCTAGCCAAGACTGTTCGCACTATGTCAGGAGCAAGCCACATGAAAGTGGCTCGTGCTACTAGAGAGCTTATGGACTACCAGCAGAACCTACAGAACTTAGCACTGCCTGAGTTTCAGCAGAGCATTGGCGCAGCGCTTGGTAGCCCAGATGTACGCAGCCTCACCCAGATTGAAAATCAAGGTCGTCAGCTACGTTCTGAGCTAGAACCTCAGTATGATGCGGCCTTAGCTAACACCAGAGAGTTACCCTCAGGTAGGGTAACTGGTGTGCCTACAAGCAGGATAGAAGGCGTCATGTCCAGAGCCTTCCCTAATCGCGAGTACGGGGCGGAAGAGGCGGTCTACAACAGGTTGAGGTCGATGATCCCAAGCAGAACAGTAGACGCTAGAGGTCGCCGCATTGACTTTACTCCGCAGCAGTTGCTCACCTTGCGTAAGCAGCTAGACGGGGTAATCTATAATGGGCGGTTCGGTGACGTTGGCACGATGGACGGCGGGTCAAGTATTGATCAAGAGATTGTACGCAACAACTTGCGGCCAGTTCGAGATGCTGTGCGTGATATGCTGTACGAGATAGCCCCAGACGTTAAGGTGCTAGACGCTCAGTACGGCACAGAAATTGGTTTACGTCATGCCTTTGAGGCTGGTGTTGGCGCTGCCAAGTCTAGCAGCGGGTCTGACCTGTACGACACATTTATTATGACATCAGACAGGTCGCCACCAGAAATAGCCGCGTTCATTGAGGGCGTAAAGTCTAGAATACTGGATGACTTGGAAGTTAAGGCCAGCCCGCTACAGGTACGCAGCTACATGCAGCGGGCTGAGATGCAGGGCCGCCTAGACCTTATCCGTCATGTGGTCGGTCCAGACGCCGTGCAAGAGTTGGTTGCTGCTACTGAGCGGCTGTCTGTGATGCGTCAAATTGGTCGTGGAGTAGACACTGAGATGCCCTCTGTCTTTAGTGAGCAAAGCACAGGGCTTGGTAACTTGGGTGACTGGATGCTGATGGGCGGCGCGGCTTCTAATGTGCTGTCAACTGCTATCGGTGCTGGTGCTGGTCGCAGGCAGATAGCCCAGCTAGGACAAGGAGGTACTGGCCCAGCGGCGCAGGCTGGTGTCCTTAGCAACCTTATGCAGATGCCCGCTACCCAAGCAGCAGGTGCAGTAAACGATAGGCTGCAAGCCGATGTTCCTGCACTGCTACGCGGGCTAGCTGGGTTTGTACCACCTGTTGCTTCTGAGTTGTCTGACGATCAGTAAGGCGGTTTAACTGATACGCCGTCTTCTGTCTGTGTGATGATGTGGCCTTTGAAGGTCACCTCAGCTTCACGATCAAAGATCAGCTCTAGCATATCTGTAACAACCTTCCTGCGCAGTCGGCCAACCAACAGGCCGCTGTCGCGGAAGTGTTGGAACAGGTCTTTGACCGTATGCGCACCACCACCCAGCACAATTATCGAAGCCAAGAATGGCGCTATCTTGGCAGCGCGAACTGCATCCTCGGTAGCGCCCTCAGCTACTGGGTTCCCCTCACTTAGGGTAACAATAGGCGCTGCTTGGCGGATACCCTGAGTAGTCTCACCTAAATCATAGCTAGTCAACTGGAAGCGATACATAGAGTTGTCGTCAATGCTTCGTGCCATGTGTACGAACATCATGGTCGAGCCGTCTTCCTGCTTCTTCATCTTTAGGACTACATCAACCTCAGCTTCAATGTTGCTAGAGCCACGTGTCTTACCGTCCTTGCCAGTGTGGTGGACGTACACAACAGTAGCTTTAACGCCCTGCCCACGTATCTGGCTGGTGAAGTCGAATAGGGTGCTAGTATCATCAACGCTATTCTGATCCGATCCTGGCATGGCTTTCGTTAATGTGTCAATAACAACCAACCCAAGCCCGAAGCCAGAGTGTTCGCGCATGTAGCGGTCGGCTGCTACTACCTTAGCCACGTTTTCGTCCCTAGCCTTGACTAGGTTCGTTGGCCGCTCCACCACGAACAGTGGTAGGTTGTCAGGAAACTCATGTCCCTGCTCTTTCTGGTGGCGCTTCTCTGCTTCTAGTCGCAGCTTGATAGCCCGCGTACCCTCTAGCGCGAAGTACAATACGCCGCGAGGATCGGTTACCTTAAATGGCCCAAGGTCCCTGCCCAACGCAACGTGGGTTGCGAGCTTGAGGCTGATGGCTGTTTTACCTGCTTTTGGGTCAGCGGCAATGACCACACTTTCTTGCTCTGCGAATAATGGGTAGAGATTAAATCGTTGATCTGCGATGTCAAGTTCGTCGGTCGCAAAGTATCCTTCGCCAGCGAACGGCCACTCACCAGCGTAGTCGTCCGCAGAATGCTTAGCCTCTTCTTGCTTGCCATGTGTTTCGTCCCTCTGCTGCTGTGGTGGCGCAAAGCCAGCGGCTGCTGCTGCCTTGTGAACGCGGTCTACGCTTTCTTGGTCGGCTCTGTCTCTGGCCTTTTGAGTTTTTGCTCCTTGGTCATACTTCTCCCGTCCGCTATTAAGGATGCGAGATACTTCTCCGCTGCTGTCTTCGTACAGTGAGCGCCACCTCTCATGTCGAGGATGGTTTGGTGACTTTGCGACTGATCCGTTAAGAGCTTCAAATATGCGATCTGCCACTTCTCCAGCGGAACGGCCTTGTCTAAACATTTTTGCTGCAATAGATGTAATACTGTCATGCAGGTCGTGACCTGCGGTAATTGCTTTGACATGTTCGTCAACGTCCTTCTCTGTGTGCTGTCGCTTAGCGGTCAACAGTGTTTCGATCAGCGCCTTAGGTGCAGTGCGAAAGCCTGCATCATCCTCAATAGAATATCCCCTCGATGGGGGTAAGATTACATAGCCGCCTTCGCCCTTGATGTCAACGCCCTTACTAGGCTTACAGTTAGGCCATGCGTCATCGGACTGATAGATCAGGTGCAAGCCGCCGCTCATGGTGCGGTGGCGCTGGGTGTCTGGTAACAGACCGTCAGCGATCAACTGAGCCATGTACTTCTGGGCGGCTTCGCCCTCTTCACCGCTCTTGTAGATGTCTAAGTCAACTGCAAACAGTCCACTAGCCTCGCCCATGCGAGCGCCAATGAGCGTGTCTTCTCCTGCCAAAGAGAACATTTGCTTGACTGCTTCTGGGTCCGTACTAGCGTCGTAGAACCCGCGTTGCGTCATAGGTTGTTTGTTCGGTGCGCAAGGAAATACAGGGATACCATCCGCTGCCCATTCAAGCGCCGCCTCTACTAATGTGGTCATCGTATAGCCGCCTTGCTTCTGTAAGTGTGTAACCTGCCCTAGTTACCTTGACAGTCAGTAGTTCTCTAGCCCCATAAACCTGACTGTTATCATCACTGCATATCTGAATATCGTCGATATACACAATGCCGTTCAGCGCATCGCTGATCGCCTTCACCTTGTTGTCTAAATCCCCTACTGAGGGGAAGATGAACTTGTTGAGCGCTGCCCAGCGCTTCCACACGGGCCAGCTTTTAGGCACCGCATGGACAATCTCAATGCTCATATGCACAGGGAAGTCTGCTGGTGGATCAGTGACGAACACCTCAGCCATCTCTCTGACTGCCCGCTCATAGTCCCTAGTACGCTTAGGCGTAAAGAAGTGCCCAGCCTTACCAGTACGTGGGCGCTGCTTAGAGATAGCTTTAAGCTCCCCCGACATTCTAAATACTTCTTCATTCATGGTTTAGCCGCCCAAGTTGTGCCGATTGCGTAGTCCACAAGGTTGTCTGTGTTCGAGTTAGGAAAGATGTCGGTCCATGCTTCAACCATACCTGCTATCTGCTCGTCCATAGCTTCCTCAGCAAATTCCGTTTCCGCGTAGCTAAGCATCTCGTCGTGGACTGTAGCAGCAACGTGAGCAGGAAGATCGGCTTCATAAAATCTTCTATGACAACGATACATAGCACGATACATAACTGACGCAGCCGCTCCTTGCACCCCATAGTTAGCAGCAACGGGTAAGCTCTGATCATCTTTATAGACGCGAACAGTACGACCGTCCCATACAGGCAGATAGCCCCCACTATTAACCATGTTATCATAAGCTATGTTCCTGTAGTTGTATGCTTCTGGATAGCGCCGTGCCCACGCTTCGATAGCTTCTACTGCTTCGTCAAAGGTGCAGCGTAGAACGTCAGATAGAGCCGCTGGCCCAGCACCATAGAGCAACTGAAAAGTAAAACCTTTAGCTTTGGTGCGCTGTTCCTTGAACAACGGATAGATATTGGCATACTTACCTTCGCCCCCACTGGCGAGGACTTCCAGTACATAAGCCAGATCGTGACCGTAGATAGCCGCAGCAGAAGCTGCATGAACATCGGAATAGATAGTGTCTTGGAGTAGCTGCGCATCTCCGCTAATCTCCGCTAGAACCCTAATCTCAATACCTTTGTAGTCAGCTAGGCACATGAGCAACTTCCCCTCATCGGGGGTATAAAATGCTTTGCGTACTACTGTCTTGCGCGGTATGTTTTGCAGGTTGTGTGATGAAGAGCTATAGCGACCAGTGATCGCTTGAGCAATGTTAAATCGTGAATGGATTTTCCCTGCCAGCGCTGCTGAGTTTAGCAGGTTGTCGCCGTAGGTGGATAGGTACTTGTTGTAATACTTGTAGCCAGCTAGCGCTGCTAGCCAACGGTTGAATGGGTAAGAGAACTGACGAGATATTGAACGAAGGAACTTGCCTTCAAACTGCATCTGCTTTTTCTTATCGGTCTTAGGCCAGTCTGCAATTACCTTCGGGTCTAGTATCTGCTCTAGGTACTTGCCTATCTGCTGATCACTACGCAAGTTAGCTATGATATTGGTCGGCGTGTACTTACGCAGGTAGCGCTCAAAAGTGTCTCGCTTAATCTCCCAAAGCGCTACCGTGCCTTCATGGTAGTCTTGGTCTAGGTACAGCCCTGTCTTCTGCGCCTCTACTGTGCCACGTACCGAGGAATTGAAGACAAAGAGAGCAGCCTCAAACTGTTCGTCGGTTAGCTCTGCGTCCCACTTCTTATAAATTTCCCACGTCACGTGGCTGTCGAAGGCAGCGTAGTCAAGCTGCGATTGCGTCAGTTGTAGCCGTGACCAGTCGCTGTTCTGCTCATCCTTGTTTAGGATAACACCCAAGTCGCGCCCAGCCATCCTTGCGAGGCTTGATGGGTAACCGCCCAGCTTGGACTTTGCGAGATAGTCCACGTCGCAAATCTCAAGCAGCTCGTCGTATTCCCAAAGATCAGAATAGTAGTCACACCAGCGGGTCTCGAATGTAGCGCTGTACACCCAGATGCGCTTTCCCCTAAGTGAGGGTAATAGTAGTTTAAAGTTCCCGCTGATAAGGTGGTCGATGATGAAGTGATGTTCGTCGTTGCAGATGCTGGTAACGCGGATTTCGCCATTGGTCGGGTCCAGTGCTGTTGTCTCAAAGTCGAGAGCGAACTCGTCCATGTCGGCAAGCAGTGTTATAGCTTCATCAAGACTGATGAGGCTATAACGCTTGCACGACGCATTGAAGTGCTCTTCTGTTTTGGCGTAACTAGCTGCCATCGGACTGCTTGTTCAGAGCAATCTTGAAGTCATTGAATGTTTGCTGCGCCCAGAGAACCCCTGTATCCATATGGGTCATGGCTATGGCGCGGCCACGGCTCTCAGGCAAAGAACCCAGAGCCTTGACCATCGCTAGATAGCCTTGGTGAAAGTCAGCAGCAGCGCTATCTAGCTGCTTTAGCTGCGCGTTCAGCATGGCCTCTTCTTGGGCGTCGGCCATAATCTCTTCAATCTCTTCCGAGTGAGCGTCAAGCTCAGCCTCAGTTAGCTTGTCTACTTTAATCTTGGTCATAAGGTTACCCTCAGTTAGGGGAAAAAATGTGAGGGGCGGGTGGGTCATCCCGCCCCTCAGGTTACTCAAGCAGACGCGCGGCGGCGACGGCTGCGAGTAGGCTTCTCTTCTGGATCAGCCTCTTCCTTAGCTGGGGCAGCAGCCTTGGAAGCCTTCTTCTCGACCGCTGGTGCTGGGTCGGCTTCGCCTGAATTGGCGATCAACTCGTCAATATCAAACTCTTCCTCAGCAGTCAGTGCGAGATTTTCGTCGTCAAGCCAGCCAACAACATTGAAGATCGGCTTGAAGTTTTTGTAGCCCTGCGCTTCGAACTCTTCCATGTCGTACTGGAAGACAGGCCAGCAAGGTAGACCAACGGCCATGCGGCGCGAACACTCTTCGACCATATCCGCCATCTCGCCAACGCCAGATACGCTATTGATCTTGAAGTATCCTTGCTGATCGTTGTCAACGGACTTGGCTACCCAACCTTTAGCTTGGTGCCAGCCTTCACCACGGCCAGTGTCGAACGGGCCAAGCTCGTCATCGCTAGGCTGGCTGATCGGCACGCCAGTGTAGATATTGTACATGCGGGTTGACGCAGGCTTGCCGCCCTTCCAGCACACAAAACCATCTTCGAATGATCCGACGTTCAGCACCCAAAGCTCGTCGCTATCGACCTTGCGCTTCTCTTGCCCGATAGTGTAGGCACCACGCTTGCCAGAGAAGTTCATGTAATCTGAACCATCTGGAGCACCAGCGCGTGAGCTATTCTGAGCGCTCTCTTGCGCCCGCTTTGCCATCTCTTGGCGGTTTGCCATTGCGGTGCCAGCACCGAACGGATTTGCTACTTCATTTCCCATTTATCAATTCCTTATGGGTTGTGGGCGCTAAGCTGCGGTAGCGCCCTGACCGCATCCCCTTAGTGAGGGGAATTACTATAGCTGTTGAGCCGCTTCATCGACCTTCAACTGCATGAATGGTGCGCCGACCTTGGTGAAGTCGTCGTAGCTCTTGCCATGCTGAGACAGGAACTCTTCAAGCGCTGGCTTGTCCACAGTCTTGCGGCCAGCCATTGTCTTGCATTCAAAGATGTAGTTGTCTAGCTGCATCTTGCCCTTGTCTGCCGTAGCTTCTTTAACCAAGCCTTCGATCTCTTTGATCTCGGCAGCAATGTCCCGCGCGTCCATGCGCAGTTCGAGCAGCTTTTTGATAAGCGGCTTCATGTTATCCAAAGAATTTGGAGCCGTGCTTTGTGATTTTGTCATAGCGATTTCTTTCATTTTTACTTGCCGTCACGGCTGCTGAACATTGGGAACCGTAGGCACATACCTTACACCCGCCGTTATGCAAACCCTCAGGCTCGACATCATCCGCGCTCTCTGCGTTCATAATAGCCTCTGCGCGGTTTTCCAAGGCTATCATCATTTCCCCTACCTCAGGGGAAGTTCGGTCGATCCAAAACTCATACGTTGTTGAGAAGTCGGATGCGTTACTATACACTAGCAGTGCGCCATCGAAGGTAACTCCTAAGCACTCTTCTACTAGGTCCATATTCTGTACCGTCTGCTTGATATGCTCAGGCTTCGGGAAGTTACTAACTTTTGATCGTGGGTCAAAGCTCTTGTGCTCGAACAACCACCAGCGGCCCTGATTAACGAACACGCCGTCTGGTGTCCCGCTCTGATAACCAGCATGGAATGAGACCTGCTCATCGCCTACGTGCAGGTACTCGAACTCGTTGTCCAGTGACCGTAGCATCTCTACTACCCAAGCCTCATGCCCGTGTCCGCGCTCTGCGAAGCCCCACTTAAACTTACCCTCAACGGGGGGAAGGTGTTTACTAAACCAAATCTGCCTAGCGCACTTGCCGACCTCAGAGGACGACACAAAGTTGGCGCGGTCTAGGTTCTGCCCGTCGTAGGTCGGCCAAGCCATCACCTTATTGGCGACAGCCTCTTCGAGCATTGGCCCTAATAGCTTAACTTTAGTAAACATGAATAACCCATTCCCTGTGTCCAATGATCCTAGCATACTCTTAAACAGTTGTCAAGCACTTTTTTACTGTTAGTTCATTTTGCGCTTATCTCTGCCTAGCTTAACAGTCGCCCCTTGCTCTAGACACAGTTCTGCTGTGTCGTAAGCTGTATCCATGAACTCAAAGACCTCGCCCTGTGACGGAGTTAGCACCATAACATTGGCTATAGACGACGCCATCAACCCATGAAGAACGCACATATGACACGCTCCCTCTTTGTTGACCTCTTCATAAAGAGCCGCCATGTGCTTAATCACTAGCCGCTGTGCCTCTAATTTGTGCTCGTCGTGGTCAGACATTAGTTCCCCTCCGTTAGGGTAAGTTTGGTTCCGCAGTGTGGGCAGAACTTTATGTTGCTCATAACGTAGCAGCCGCCGCCGCAGCAGCCGTTCACGCTGTAGCGACCGTCATCATACTCAATAACCTTATCGTCCAAGTCATTTTTTAGCTTCTCGCAACAATGTTTAATCAAGGGACTTCTCCTGTGAGCGTTGTCTAGATTTACGCACCTTAGCGATGATGCGGTCGAGCGGGTGCTCTGAGGATAAGAAGTCTAGGTAGGTTTTGCTTTGCTGCCCCTTGCGCCATACCCTCTTAAAGAATTGCTCAATAACTGACGGGCTGAAATGATCCTGAGCAATGATAACACGATGCGATGCCTTTTGCAAGTTCCAACTAACACCCATAGCTTGCATCTGTCCTACGATTACATCTATTTCGGCAGCGTTGAAGAGGTCGCGGATTTCCTCGCGCTCTCTGTCTGGTGTAGCACCATAGACCCGCCGCACTTTAAGCCCAGCCTTGGTAAGCTCTTCATAGTAAGCCTGTCCTACGCTGTTGTGCCACACCCCGATAAGCACAGGCGATTGCTTGCAGCAGTCTTCGATGTACTCGGTAGCGCCCTTCACCTTAGCTAAGGCAACTGCTTGCCACACATGCTGCATGTCAATCTCGCCGTCTTCATTGCTGGTCACCAGCGCCTTGAGCAAGGACTGCTCTGTCATCTTGTTGACTAGCTTGCCGTACTCTGCTGGAACTGCCCCTAACTTAGGGTAAAGTGTGCTCTCTGTTAGCTCTGGCAGGTCGGGTGCTTCTTTCCGCCTGATAGCGCCTATCTCTTTGTACAGTATGTGGTTGATTACCTGTTCGCTTTGCGAACGGATGATCGTCAGCTTTGGCTCCATGCGGGCGTTAAATTTTTTCAATTTTACGACACAGAAGTTACGGACGAACTGCTCATACTCAGTCGAAACATACTTCTCTAGCACGTCAGGAAACATGGCATGTAGCATAGGCCACAGATCGTCGTGGAAGCGGTACACAGGGTTGCCTGTCATGTGCCACACCTGATCATGGTTCTCCATGAACCCGCCGCGTCCGTCTGTACGTGTACCATACACAGCGCAAGCCCGCTTCGATGTAGCACGCCGTAGCCTGTCGCTCTCGTCCAAGATCAGCGCTGAGGTTTTCCCCTCAATGGGGGTAAACTCTTTGTACAGCCTAGCTTGCATGGACTGCCCCGCTAGGTCATACGGTGCCACGATTAGATCAGCAGACGGGTCGATGATGTCGTTTCCTGCGCGTAGTACCTGCGTCTTGCAGCCCAGCCATTCTTCGCTTTCCTCCTTCCACATCTGCAAAGAAATGACTGGGCCTAACACTAGACCACGGCTATGACCAGACTTCTTGAACGCTTCAAGCGCTGTCAAGGTCTTACCAGTACCAGCCAATGAGAAGTTAGGCACGTCCTGTCCACTAGACAAGATGTTACTATCCTCTACTTGAATGTCCATTAAAGTCTTCATTGCACCTCGCTCCAATCTTCTGCTATTACGTTATGCCAGCCATAGCACATAGGATGCGCCCTGTCTCGCTCTGCCCAGCCAAGAAACCCGAAGTCCAGTTGCACCTTGCCTTTATCGTCCATAAGGGCGTTGCGGTTCTTCGGTATTTCTTCGTTAGGTCCTATGTACCTGACTACTTTCATGCCTTATCTTTCGCCTCCCGCAAAGCTATCATGGCCTTTGCATCAGTGAAGAACGGGCGCAGCCGTGTCTTGGCGATGCGGTGCAGCGCTTCTAGTTGCGCCTTCGACTTGGTTGCTAGGTACTTATCCATTGTCTTTCTCCCCACCGAAGGGGACTGCTTGATGCGGTCTGCCTTCGTAGCCTTTGGGCAGCGGTTCTCTGACGGTCCCTTCGTAGTCCTTAAAGGTGCCGCCAGCGTTGTACTTCTCCCTGCGAAGTTGCTCTCGCGCCTCGTCAATGAACGACCTTTCAGGACCCATCTCGTGTCTATCCATGACCATGACTGCGGTGCGGGCATAGCCAGCTACGTCAATCCAGCTATCCAAGTGGTACGGGCTATGAGACAACCGCACCAGCTTATCGACCACCATCTCCATAGCGTGTTTCATAGACAAGTCGCCAGTGTAGTCTTTGAACAACTCCTGCTTCAACATAGCGCTCTTGGCGAAGTGGTCAGCAGGGTGGCCATAGTCTTTCATGCGGTCACTGTTGACCAGCCCCTGCAACTGCTTATCGAACTCATCAATCTTATTCATTGGAACTTTCCTATCAGTAGTTTGATTGCGATTGTCAATGGTCCCCTCACATAGGGGAACTTGCGTTTGTAATCGACTGTTGGCCTCCAATACTTTTTGATGTTGTCGATGTACTGACCACGATGCTTGAGCACTAGATGCCCTTCACCCTCCGTGGCTGTCACACGATGAAACGTGGTGCGAAGCGTTAGAATGTTGATCCAAAGACGGGCAATACTGCCCGCCTCTAGATATGCAACAGTCATAGCAAAATCGTCGCAGTCTCCGCGCTCTCCAGCCTTGAGGATACGATAGCTATCCATCCCCTTGTCGGCAGAGTACCTAAACTGCGCTATGAACTCATGTGTTTGCATCAGTCAGCACTCGCCTGTCCGTGGTTTCGTTGTGAGCGACCGCCTCGGTCGTTCTCTGCGTTGTTGTTTTCCAACGAATTTCCTGGCGCTGGTTGGTCACCGTTGCCCCAGCCGTTGTTGCCTTTTACTTTAGGCTCGTCCACTGGCGGCTCGTCCACTGGTGGCTCGTCCACTGGTGGCTCGTCCACTGGTGGCTCGTCCACTGGCGGGTTCCCCTCAGTTGGGGGAAGGTCCACTATTGGCGTGACCACTGGCACTGGTGTAGGCAGACAGATTTCGTCCAGCTCAGTAGGCTCGCCCCACTTGTCCCATGCGATAGCCGCGCGGTTACAGATGGGTTGAGCATACTCAGGCGTACACGCAGACAGCGCTGCCAAGCCAACAGTTGCAAGTAAAAAATTTCTCATATTTTTCCCCTTTCTTAGGGTAAGTGGTAGGTAACGTATGCCACAACAAACACTGCGGCGGTGTAGGCGGTGCAGCCAATGGCATACACCCAGAAACCAATAGCCCAGAAGTCAGGGGCCTTTGGTTTATTCGGACAGTCGCGCCCTTGGCGACAGTTATTGTTACATTGTGGACAAGTAATTTCTTCTCCAATGCTTTGATCAGCAATTCGGACCTGTGCGTCATAGTCGTTCATCCCCATGTGCGCGGGCAACTCCTCTAGGGTTTTGCTGCAAGTTCGGCTTCCAGCTCATCAATGCGGGCTTGCAGGGCTTGGTATTCTTTGGCCTCTTTCGGCGTGATAACAGTACGGCAGGTGGGGCATAGATTTGGTGCGTCAGTCATGGCTTCCTCCGTACACTTTTGAACACAGCCTTACTTCCCCTCGCTGGGGG